TGTGAAAGACGCAGCAGCAGGAGCTGAGCAGTTAGCTCATGCCCTGAATGCTCCTTTTCGGAAACGACACTCGGTTTCCACTAGGGCAAGCAACTCTCGGTCGTTCTTCACACCGGCCAATCCACTGTTCCCTTGCGGGAATACGTGGGGTCATACGTGCAAGACCGAGACGAGATCCACTCTCATTGTTTACAGTGAGGAGCGGATATCGGTAGCAGCAACCCTCGGGCTGCTGAATCCAGAGAACGTGGCTTGGGAGTTACTCCCCTGGTCATTTGTGGTTGATTGGTTCATCCCGATCGGCCAGTACCTGGATGCTCGCGCTATAACATCGTGTGTTAATGGGAGCTATGTCCAAAGCACCAAAACTGCCTTCCGTGTCACCGGTAGATCCGGCAACGCGAATTGGGGTGGAGACTGGTGTGAGGGTGTGGACTTCAATCGCACGGTGAGTTCATCACCTAGCTTGCCACTACCGTCCTTTAAGGGCCTCGCCAAGGCTGCCTCCTGGCAGCATTGTGTGAACTCGATTGCCCTGCTATCCGCAGGTGCATGGGGTTCAGGTAGTGCGAGATTGCGCTAAGCGGCTTCGCGCACCGTATATCTTAACAATTGCCCGTGTTCGGGCCGAGAGCCAGCTATGTCAGCAATGGCCAACATTGCCGTCTATGACGGCGCAGCAACACCTGTCCTGCACACCCTCGTGCCGGAGAGCCTCGAGCGCAAGCCCGATGGCACGATCGTCCTGAAGTGGAAGGAGTCCCTTTCGGGGGTCCCCGACTACGCTCAGGTGCGTGTCACCATGACGAAGCGCAAGCTTCCGAGTGGGGTATTCAGGTTGACAGTTCGCGGAGAAGTTCCAGTGATGGAAGCTGTCAACGCGCAGAATAGCTCAGGGTATACGGCTGCCCCAAAGGTAGCCTACACCGATACCTGTGAGCTAGTGGGACTGTTCCACGAACGGGGATTAGTAACCGGCCGTCGGCTTTGCCGCCAGATGGTCGTGAACATCCTTGGAAGTATCGCAACCTCGGTGGCGCCCGTAACAACGGGACCGGCACCGGAGCTCATCGATCAACTGATCGCAGCTACCTGATACTTCGCACGCTTAGTTAGGTGCTTCCCTGCCCCACTGGTTAGGTTGGGCAGTCCAGTCAGTTTACTCTTATGGAGATCCGTTATGCGAAAACTTTCGCACTGGTTGGAGGAGCTTTCCCCTGCCGAGTCCATCGACTTATACAGGGAACTTGCACTCTCACACGCCCGGGAGGGCGGTTTGCAAGGCGAGGAGATCGCGAGGCTAATCACCTCCGACCAACTTCGCAAGCTATGTGAGTTCGAGTTCAATTACGCGATTGAAGGGCAAACAGCAATGCATGTATATCATGCACGCCAAGCCCTTGCGTTCTTCCAAAAGATCCGTGACCTAGACATAGGCATAGATCGGGAGGAGCGTGCCTTCGCGAAATTTCTCGAAGCCGAAGAGCTATGCAGGCAATCTAACAGCTTGTTCAAAACTGTGAGATCGGGGGGTGTTTCACTATCCCCTCGCGTTAGCGCGGTATTCCACCGTGCTCAGCGTAAAATATCCCGCATTCTAGGACGAGTTCCTACTCTAGGAGAGTTGGATCTGCACTTCGGACCGGGTGCCACGCGAGCGACCCGACGAAAGGAAGCCTCTACTCGCCGCAAACTTGCGGAGAGGCTTCAGTGTAGTGAAGAGCTGCTCGGGATGGTTCCATACCTTCTCGAGGAGTTGCCCCATCTTGTCGACATTCACAGCACGGAGACGTGGCTGGAATGCTCATCAACGAAAGACGATGAGTTGATCGCAGCTCTCGACCCGGACAGCCTACCCGGCTGCGAGGTGAACGAGCTGTGTGAAGTTAGCGAGTGGGACCGAGTACCGGTAGAAATCAAACCGGCTAAACTCAGCTTCGTCCCGAAGAACGCAAGGACGCTTCGAACCATATGCACGGAGCCTGGTCTGAACACGTTAGTTCAGCTAGGCCTCGGTACGCATATGGCGCGGCGTCTTGCAGCGTTCGGTATCGACATTCGCGACCAGACGCTTAATCAGCGTCGGGCTTGCGAAGGGTCGTTAACGGGGGCCTTAGCAACCCTCGACCTATCGTCCGCCTCGGATACCATCTCTACGGAGCTGGTTTACGAGTTGCTTCCCTTAGACTGGGC